GAGGTCGCGATGATGCTGCCGGTCGTCCTGCTCATCCCAAATGCGGCCTAGTAACCCCCGCTGCTATCCTCCCGGCATGGCTGACGCCGCCGCCTCGAAGCGCGCCCTCATCTATGTTCGTATCTCCGTGTACCGGGGAGAGTCTGACCCGACCACCTCGCTCGAATCGCAAGAGCGGCGCGCACGCCTCTACGCCGAGGCTCAAGGGTGGGAGGTCGTTGGCGTCATCACCGATCGCGGAGTGTCAGCAAGCGACAAGGGCCTCCGGCTAAACCGTCCCGGCCTGGCAGAAGTCCGCCGCCGATGGGCTGACGCGGACGTGCTGATCGTTGCCAAGATTGATCGTCTCGCGCGTTCCGTTTCCGACTTCGTGAGGTTCGCTGAGGAGGCCAGCGCCAATGGCGTATCGCTGGTGAGCGTCGCGGAGACGTTGGACCTGTCCACGCCAGGCGGTCGCTTCGTGGCCACGATCCTTGCGGCCTTCGCAGAACTCGAAGCCGCGACGATCTCCGCCCGCGTATCCGAAGGCCGCCGCGAGGTCAGGCGGCAGCGCCGCCACATCGGCAAGGCGCCCTGGGCCTACCGGATCGTCGACCACCCGACATTGAACGGTAAGGGGCTCGAACCGATCCCAGAACGGGCAGAGGCCTTGCGTTGGGCCGCCGATGAGGTGCTGAGGGGCGCTAGCCTCCACCAGGTCGCCCGAGCGCTCGACGCGAGAGGCATGGCGCCGCCAAGCGGGTCATGGCAGACAACAGCGCTAAGGCGTGTTCTCACGAGCGACGGCATAGCGGGTCGCATTCTCACAGGAGGGAAACCTCTGGTGGGAGAGGACGGCCTACCTGAGCAAGTCTGGGAGCCGGTCCTAGACGTCGAAACCCTCGAGCGTCTCCGCATCCTCTACCCCGGCAGCGGGGCACCCCCGCGCCGCCGCGCCGCGGCGCTGCTATCTGGGATCATCAAGTGCTCATCATGCGGCCGAAACTGCTTTCTCAAGCATGGACGACCGCGCGTCGACGGTAGCGCCGTCCGCCGCTACACCTGCAACGGCGACGGCGGACTCTGCAGGCCGACCCTCTCGATGGACGCTGACCAGGCAGACGCCGACGTAGCGCGGCAATTACTCGACACCGTGGGAGCCATGGAGATGATTGAGGAGCGCGAGGTCTCGGATTCGGCGGACGCCACCGAAGTAGAGCGCGCCATCATCCGCACGACCGAGGATATGCGGGAGCCCGGCGCCGACCTCGGCGGACTCGGCACACGACTGGGCACCCTGGTCGCTCGCCGTGAGGAACTCGCGTCATCGCCGCCCGTTACAAGGCGTGTCCGTGTGGGCACGGGAGAGACATACCGCGAGAGGTGGGAGGGCGCAGACCTCACAGGGCAGCGCTACCTACTCGAATCACTTCTACGCGGGCCGATCCTCCTCCAGCGCCGCTCACCCGGCGACACCGCGGGGGATCGACTGAGCATCCCGTGGCCCTGGACCGACCCGACGCCGCAAGACCTGGAGGACTGGGCGACGGTGAGCGACTGACCTACCGAGCGCTTCTATGGTGCTCCGTCGATCCGCTCATCCGCGCCCGGCTCGAACGCCTCCGGGTCCAACTCCCATGCCTCCGGCGTCCGCCGCGAGGAGTTCCCGCCCGCGAGGTATTTGATCCCGACCGCGATGAGCACCACGAGAGCGATCGCAACCAGAGCGAAGAGGGCGAGCCACCCCCAAAGCGCCAGGCTCAATCCTGAGAAGAAGGCGTCCATGGCGAGAAGATACCGCCAACCCGCGACATGACGCGGAGACTCGAATAACGCGAGAGAGGCCCCTCCCCGGGCGTGGCGCGTTCCTGTCCCCCGTGGCGGCACGGGCTGATGCCTCCCCCGGCTACTGCTCGAGGTGCCAGCGAGCATCGCAGCCCCACCCGTGCGGTAACCCCGCGAGCAGCACCCGAGCCCAGACCCCCATGCCCCCGCCCGTCAGCCCGGCGCCTGTGGTCACTTCATCGTCGCAACGTTGAGTCATCGCCTACGCGCCGACGTCGAGCCTCCGAGGCATTGCGCGATCTCGCACGCACACACCAACGCGCGCCCAGCTAGAGCCCGAAGCACCCGCACGCGCGGGGGACGCGGCATGTGCTCGCTGCCCGCGGAGCGGCGTGGGGCTGTGCCGCCTCCGCGCAGACCTGCACTCGCTGTCGCTGTGCCGCCGTGGCGCCGTTGTGTGGCTGGTTGCTCTGCGCCCGACCTCGGTCGCGGGACAGGGAGCGGCCACGGCCGTACTACTAGGGGACCGGCGCCCCCGCGCGTCGCCCGCGTCGCGCTGGGCCGCCGCGGGAGCGAGGACAGCGCGCGACCCTCCGTCCCCGACCTCTCCGGCGCCCTCCGCGTCCTCCGCGCGACGTTGGACCGCCGCGACGCGTCCCATGTGGTAGTCAAGCCCGGGTCAAGGGGGAGGGGGGCACCCCCCTCCCCGTGGGTGCGGAAGGTCGGGGAGACATAGCGTCTCAGATTCTGAACGGGCATAGAGGCTTTAGGTAACGAGTCGGTAAAGAACCGTCGATTGACACCCCTGGGCCGCTCCATATCCTCGGACTGTGAATCCTGCCGCCCGTCAATGCCGAATCGAGCCAAGATTTGACGATCTCGCGCTAGGGGACTAACGTGGCGCGCAGGGCCCTGCATGAGTGCTACGTTGCGTTCATGACCGCACCGAGTTCGTTGCCCCTATCCATGCCCGTCACCCCCTCCGCGCTCGTTGAGGCGCTTCACGCCGCCGCCCCAACGGTCAGCCCCTGCATGATCGAGGAGGCGGTCAGCGCGTTGATCGCGGATGACCTCTCGATCAGCGAGGCTCACGCGGGTGCCTTCACCGATGAGGCCCTGCGACTCCTCGCGATTTCCCACGCCGGGGCGTAGCCCGCGCGCCCCGTGTTCGACGCGGCGATGAGGGGCGGTGCCCGCCGCCCGCGCGGGGTAGGAGCGCGGGGCTGGACGATTCAGTGGTGAATCGATGGCGAATCGCCAGGGTCGGAAATCCGCAGAATCCCGCGGGAGACAGATAGATTCCGGTGCAAAGAGGCGCAAAAGTGGTGATTACCATCTAGATCTCCATCTCCTCCTAGAGTACTACTACTCTCTAGGGGGGAATGCGATCTAGAAGACGATTCACCACTTTTGCGCCACTCTGCATGCCCTACGCCGCCGCAGCTGCGGAATCTCGCGGATTCTGGCCCCTGACGATTCACCATCGATTCACCATCGCCACGCTTCCGTGCTCCCTCAGGGCACCGCCCGCACCCCCGCGCGGGACATTCCGCGCCCCTGGCCGCCCTTCCTATCGCTGTCGGTGCTTACGCACTAAGCGCCGGCAGCGCTCCCGCGTGCCCTGCGTCTCACCATGCGGGCGCAACCGCTGAATGTGGGACAAATGCGCAGGCCCGGCCGTATTACTATATGACTACCGCTGGCGGCGAATTCCCTCGCCGCTCCAGTGCCGCTCGGGGGACGAAAGGAAACGCGTATGACTCCCTCCGCTCCCCGCACCTGTCGCGCTTGCAGCGCACCTATCGACCACCTTCGCCGCGACGCTCGACACTGCGGGCATGCGTGCCGCAATGTGACCGGCTCGCTCCGTCGCCGCATGCTGGCCGATCTTGGACGCCGCGCGCTCGCGCTCGCCGCGTCCCCCGCGTAGCCCACGCGCTGCGCCCGAGAACTCGCCGTTGCTGGTGGCAACGGCGGGCGGCGCCTCGGCGTCGAGCCCTTTCGGGGAAGGTCAAGGTGCGAGCCACCCCGCTGGTAAGTACCAGCGGGGTGGCCCGCGACTCCCTCCCCGCCTCTGACAGGCTCGCCGCGCGATCCCGCGCCGCCAGACGAACAACTCATGCCTGCACCGGTCCGTCTTCGCGGGACGGCAGCGGACCCGCGCGTGAGTCGGCGATAGCGCCCGCTTATTAGTCCGGGCGGCGCTGTCGCATACGCGGCCGTGCCGCGCCTAGCCGCTCGCTTCCTCCCCCGAACCCGAGCGGCGAAGGCGCCCGGCCGCGTGCCCCGTGCCGGCGAATACCTCCCGCCGCCACGGGGCCACATTCTTCCGCGCAATGTGCGCGGCAGCGCCGTCGGCTCGACGGTGATTCTTGACCCGACTGCCCCACAACAGAAAGGGCCACAATGGCCAACAACATCGAAACCGCCCTTGACGGCGCAATCGTCGCCCAGGCCGCCGCTGAGCTGATCGCGCTTGACCTGCCGCTTTCTGCGACGACTTACCGTGATGCTGAGGCCGCTTTCGGGTACGGAAGCGGCAGTATCGTCCGCGTCCGCGTCCCCGGAGCCACTCCGACGTTTACCCGTGGCGCGTATGCCACTACGGAACTGGAGACCGGTGACCTTTCCGAGGGCGCCATCCCGGTCACCCTGGAGACCGACGCCTATTCGTCGGTGCTGCTGCCGCACGCTGAGATGTCGCTCGACATTCAGTCTTTCGGCGGTCAGGTGCTCGCCCCCCAGGCGCGCTCCGTCGCGTCATACATCGAGCGGACCACTGCCGCCGCTATGCAGGCGACCCCGGTCGATACCGCGATTACGTATGACGCCGCGAAGCCGCGAGCCACGGTCATTGCCATGCGCGCCGCGCTCCGCGCCAACGGCGTGGAGGCCGGTGAGCCGCTGGTGGGCGTCGCCGGAACGAACGTGTTTGCTGACCTCCTGACTGCCGATCCGACTCTCAACACGGATGGCCCGGTCTCCGTCGCCGGGGTGGTGATTCAGGAAAGCGCGCTGGTCGATGCGGATGCTCTGATCGTTTATATTCCGGCTGCCTTCGCGACTGTGATGAGGGCACCCCAGACAACGGCCGCGCCGTGGAGTGGGTCCGCAGTTGCGCGCGCGACCGATACGCCGATGCCACTCGGAACCGTGCGGGACCTCTCGTCCCCGACCGCCGCCGCTTCGGTCAGCGCCGCCTACGACGTTTCGCACGGCGCCGTTCGGTCGACGCTCTCGGTACTCGTCGGCTCCAGCGCGATGCCGCTGCCGGTGTATGCCGCCGATGGCACCCTCTCGCTGCTGGAGCACGGCGGTGTGGCCCACGTAAACGCTTCCGCCTGAATGGTCCGCTCCTAGCGTCCCGCTGGTACCGACGTGCCAGCGGGGCGCCTCGGTGCGCACCCCGCGTTCATGCACTCGCTACCGCCCCCTGTCGCCGCGCTGGCAACCCGTCTACGGCTCGCGCCCGGCAGCCTGACCGGCGCCGATCTTGACGCCGCGCAGGCCGCCCTGGAGGACGCAACCGCGCTTGTCCTGGCCGAGGTCTCCACAGACCTCGCGGAGTTGTGGCGGCTCGACTGTCCGCCCGTCGCCCACGTCGTTCTCCTCAAGGCCGCACGCCGAGAGTTCGAGAACGGTGCAGGCCACACGACGCTCCAGATGGGGCCGCTACAGGCCTCGCTAGGCACCGCCTCCGGCGTCTACCTCACTGCTCGCGAGCGCGCCACTCTTCGGCGTGCCGCCGGCCTGGCGCCGAAGGGCGTCTACTCCACGCGCCTCGGCGCGTAACCCACGCCGGACAAGCCGTCCGGCGCCATCCGCACGAAGACAAAGAACGGATACCCCCCATGCTGGTTAACCACAGCCACCCCGACGCCGCGACCCTCGCACCGGACTTCCTTGACCGCGTTGCCCTGGAGGCCCGCGAGCGCTACCAGTCGGATGCAAGCCTCCGCCGCCCGGTCAGGCACACCGCGCCTCCGAACGATTACCCCGCGAACACCGACGCTCGCCGGACTGTCTGAGCCGCGCCATGACTACCGAAACGACTCCTGCCGAGATCGTCGCGCCCGAGACGCCCGCGTCCGAGGCGCCCGCTCCCGAGATCGCTCCCAAGCCCGCTCCCGCGCCGAAGCCCGCTCCTCCTGCCGCCAGGGCAACGGAGCGACAGGCACCGTGGACCGCCGAGGATTTCGATCCGGAACGGGCCTGGCGGCTCGTCACGAACCTGCGCGCCGAGGCCGAGGATCTTCGCTCCAAAGCCGCCGACGCGATCGCCGTGCGGCACCAGCTTGACGCCACGCACGCGGCTCTGGACGCCGGTCTGCCGCACTCTGCGGCCTCGTTCCTACAGGGAGACGACCGCGACGCGCTCGCCGCTTCCGCAGCCGCGCTCAAGGCCTTGGCCGCGTCCCTCGCGCCGTCCGTCACGCCCGACGCCGAGGAAGAGACCGCGTCCGAGGCCCCGGACCCGCGCGTGTTCCCGCAGCCCGTGCGCAGCAACGCCCGTAACGCCGAGGCCGCTCCCGTCGGTCCGTCTCCTGCGGACGTCGCCCGGGCCGCGCGATCGCACGGCGTCACGGTCGGCGGCCGATGAGCGGCGCGCTGGCGGTCGTGCTCGCTCCGCGCCCGGAGTTGTCGGCGGCTCTCCAGGCGTGGACGCCCGCGCAGGAGCCCGGGAACCGGCGAGAGGAGACGACCTGGCGGCGCGTCACGCTCGCTGATGGAACTCACGTCTTCCCTCCGCTACCCCGCCGCCTCGCGACGCAATATGTCCGACCACTGATTACGGCGAACGGATACATGGCCCGTTGCGGGCCGCTCCTCTACGTCGCGGCGTCGCACTCGACCGCCAAGACGCCGACGCCGCTCGCGGACCTGGCCGCCGCGCTCCGCGCTCACTTCGCCGCGCTGCCAGAGGCGGAGCAGGGGAGCGATCTCGACTCCTTCCTTACCGCCTTGCGCGGCTTCTCGCGGTTGGCGGCCGAAAGCCACACACGGGCATACTTCGGGGAGGTCGCCCGACACCTCCGCACGTATGCGTGGCGGCACGGCCCCCTCGCGCCGAAGCGCTCCAAGCCGAAGCCGGACAATCCTCGTGCGGGCATGTCGCCCGCCGAGGCTGCCCGCTCCTACCGCGAGGAACGGCGTCGGCGCGACGTAGAGGCGTCCGCCTCCTACGCGCGGTACTGGTTAGCGTGCGCTCGCCGCGACAAGACGCGCCGCCCCGAGGATGCCGTGGCGGCTACGGAAATCTGGGAGGCCGCACATGCCTTCCTTGAGGAGTGTGCCGACCTGAAGGAGCCCATCCCGGGCAGCCGCATCGTCCCGCGCTCGCTGCCTGGCCGTACCGCCTTCTACGCTGGTGCCGACACCGTGCTAGGCCCGCGCTCCCGCGCTTCGTCAGGCATGATTTACCGCCTGCCCGAGCGCCTGCGCCCGATTCGCACCGATTAGCGACATCCACACGAAGCGCCCCTCACCTGCCTCCGCGCGGGTGAGGGGCGTTTCGCCGTTACCGCCCCTGTGTGCCCCGTGGAGCGCCTGCGTGGCGTGCAGCCTACCCCGGGCTACCGCCGAGCGGCCACAGGCCCGTTACGGGCCACCTAGACCCCTTCCTGGCCCTGCCGGCGTGTGGTGCTCGCCCGCGTGAGTCGCCCGGGGGTCCTCTCACTCGCGCGGGGGTTGCTAGGCCGCCATATGGATTCTGCCCACCACCGTG